AACCGATCACCTCGACACTGCCAGTATTGCATAAATATGAGGCTTGTTGTCTGTATTATAGCTACTTATAGCGTATTTGAAAAATCCTAAAGATTCGTTTTGGTAAAAGTAGGCTTGTTTTTAATCAGACTAGTGTCTTATATTTTGGATTAGTCTTTTTGATTAATTGAGAATTAAAGTTCTCACTGGTATAGTCTCAAACTACATTCAATGACTTTATAAATTCTTCTTAACTAAATCAATATAGCCGGGAAAATCACCCGGATTTTCATATAGATTCTTGCGGTCATTTGTCATCTGAATAACCTCCCAATTTGGAGATATGTAAATAAAATATTCATCTAAAACGACAGCACCTAATTTATTCTTTCCTCTAAACTTGTAGTTATATAAATATGCGACATCTTCATTAACTTTATCCCCCATTAAATTTTGAATAGAGTCGATGCCTGCTAATATAATGCTATCCTTTTTTATGTTATAAAATTCGTCACTTGTCTTTTCGTACAATTGGCTCTCCATATCGATACGACTTTTGAAATGTTTCTTTCTAAAGTTGATATTATCAATATACTTAATTGTATCAATTACTTCCGCAGAAACAAATTCATAGCTAGACCAATCATTCATTTCAGTTTTTAGTTTAGCTTCTACTACTTCTCTTGCTTTTTTCTCGTTTTGATTGACCGACCCTCCACATGAATAAAGTGTAATGATGGCGCAAATTAATAAAATAATCTTTTTCATAATATAAAGCTTTTATTGACGTTTACAATAGTCTCTATAAAAATGCTTCCCAGTCTTTAACTCCTTTGGCTTTTAACTCATCCACTTTATCAAGGTATGACCTAAAATTGGATTCGTTCAGTAAGGGAACGCTTTTATATTTATCGTAATACTTCTGTTTTTCTTCGTCAGATAATTCTATTTTCTCGTTAGGGTATAACTTATTCCAATACAATTCAATGAAGTATATTGGATTCCTACGGACAAGTTTAAATTCTTCTTCCCAATCGTCTTTTAGTCTTTTTTCTTCCATAATTAAAATAGAGTTTATATTCAGCTATATTAAAGTCTTAAACTGCGTTCAACGACTTTTATAACATTATATATTTCAAGTACGTCATCAAGATTAACGGTATAATCATTGAACATTTCGTTAAGAGAATGGCAGGTAATATTCCCCATCTCGTCTTGATTAGTAATTTGCTTTATAGAGATACCTTCGGTTCTATGTACAATAACAAAATACCAATCTTTTATATGTAGTTTGGGAAGCCAGAGATCTCTCTTGACTTCTCTAGCTAAAACTTTGTCTCCATCACAAATGGCAAGTCGACTATCATCATCCATGCTATCGCCTTCTGCTTCAAATATGCGGTATTTTCCATGATATGTTTTGTCGACAATGACAGGCATTGTAGGTAGGGTGTCTATATAGTCTTCGTCTCCATATCCATTGAGATATCCACAATGGGCTTTGACGTGTATAATTGGAATACTCATGTAACTTAAATCATTTATTTGTCGTGCGTTAGATTGAAATGTTTGAGATGGGGCATCGGTAAGCATACTACCTTCGCCAGTGAGTAACCATTCTAAATTATATAATGGGAATGCGCTAACTATTTTTTCACATGTAGCACGAGAAGGCGTTCGATGTTCATTGATGATACGTGTTATTGTAACATTATTAGATATGCCAATTGCCTTACTGAATGAATTCTTATTCAGCCCTTCTCTTTCAATGATAAATTCTATTCTTTCCCAACCTTCCATAAATGTGATTACTAACAGTTAGTTAATAATTGCAAAAAAAACTAACTTTTAATGGGTAAAAGTTTGTGTTAATGCTAACAGTTAGTATCTTTGCAACATCCAATAACAAACAACAGCAAAGATGCGAAGTTTGAGTGAGATAACCAAATAATTGATATACCTAAAAAGGAGTAAATGAGAGTTATGAAAGCAAGAGATTACAAACTGGTAGTAGATGGCAAATATAATAGACGTGCCATTATGCAAAGAGCTTGGGCTTACATGAAGCAGAATACGAGTTTCAAGTGGTATTCTTTTGCTAAAGCTTTGAAAGATGCTTGGGTGGATGCAAGTTTGAAAATGGACGAGTATAAGGCGCAGATAAGCCCTGTTTATATCGACTATCCGAAACCTGCTAACAATTTTAGACAAGCTTTGATTGACTTGAATCCTGAATTGAGATGCTACGATAGTAGCTGGAGATAATTCCTGTTAGGTAGACCTATGTAAGAAGCGAGCAAAACGCTTTCAGGGAACATTTGATAAGCTCTTTGACTTCTTGAATAAATACGAACCAAGAATTATCCATAGCAGAAATGCGGTGATTGGATAAGCGGCTTGAAGTAGTCTTATATATCATTTAGATGGTCCGAAAATTCCTCTATCAGTAAGCATGCAAGGCTTGGGGCTTGTAACGCCATCAAAATGATTCAAGTAAAGTAAGCGTCTGATACAGTCCTGAATCAGTATAAAGTAAATGGTAGTGAAGGGCGACCATACCACGCTTATTAATATATCCCGTGGCTTACCTATCCTTAGTGTAAGTAGTAAGGCAATCATCGGAACGCCCACGGGAACTATCCCGCAGAAAAGGTTAGTGCTATTGCTGTACTAAAAGCCATGAGAGAAACGAAGTGCGCACCGTTTCTTTTTACCCTTGTACAGGCGGTTAATTTTTAAATCTGAATATAAATGAGCTTAGATGAATTTTTAGAAAAATTTGAAGAAGCATTGGACCAGTGTGATAGAGATGGAGATGTAAATGTCTCCATACAAGTTCCACCCGGAACAAAATGCTGGGAAAACTCGTGGACGCAATTTGAAGTAAACTGTGTCAGTACTGATGGAGGAACTATTTATTTACAATGTTCATAATAAATTAAATATGAAAAAAGGCTTATTAGTAAAGTATAAAGCTCCCGGTTGGGAAAACAAGATCGGGAAGATATGTAGCGTTAACGGTGACAAAGTTATGGTGCAGTTCGGAAAACATGACTTTGTAGAGTTGTATAGTGGTGATTTGGTAATATTGTGATTTCAAATATATTAAGAATAAATTTAAAATAGAATAATTATGGTAAAGAAGATTACAAAAAATTGGACTAATGCATTGTTGAATATGAAAGTAAGCGAAGTTGTTGAATTCCCACTTGAAAAAGCTGAATCTATTGTTGGTTCTATCATCCCACGCTTGCGTAAGCGGATGTGGAGAGAGAAATACGATTGGGAGAGAGTTGGAGAGTATGATAGGAACAAAGGCATATTCCATATTAAAAGAATAGCGTGATGGTTATCTTATCTCCAGCGGAAATGCTTGTTGCAAATGAATATTGTAAAGGGCTTGCGGATAAAGAGGTTGCGGATAATCTGAATAAATCGGTTTGGACTGTCAAGACCCAAAAAAGAACGATATATCGTAAGTTAGGTATTTCTAAAGATACCGAGTTACTTCTATATATGATTTGCGACAAATTGAAACGTGATTTTGACTTGAACGAGTTACGAAAGCATGGACTTGAACTCTTATTTTCAATTCTGTTCATTTTAATGCAGGTCACTTGCAATGAGATTGATTTACGGAGAGCGAGAACCCCATCACGAACGCGGACAGCAATGCGCTATATAAGAGCCGGAAGACGAAATAATAATGACCTTAATTTTTTAGCGGCATGATTTATACTCACAATAATCACTTACGTTCCACAATGTTGATTGATGGGACAGCAGAAGCAAAGCTTGCAGACGTTTTTGCTATTATGGATCAAGAAACTTTTGGTCAAAGAAAATCCGCTTCATTGGTTGGTGGCTTAGGTAGGCTTATTAAGCTGATTGAAGAAGGAAAGATCAGAAGCGATAAACCTACCAACAAGCAAAATGGGAAATGGTTCTGTAATGCAGCAGATGTATTGCGATTTGCGATAATCAAACGTTGTAAACCGAGAAAAAATAAAAAAAATGAAAAGGAAAATACTCAACGTGCTACTGCTTAATGTATTGGCATTACCTTGTTTGGCTGTTTTTAATGATATTAGCCCAGTTACAGGGGATTGGAACTATATTATTAATCTTTTTGGCATTGTGTATTCAATTTGGTTCTATCACAATATCTTGAAGAAGATATTTAAGATATAAACCTCAGTTTTTTACTGATAGTCATTTGTCGTGTTTTATTTTTGTGTTTGTACTGAAGGTGCATTGTCTGTGAAGATAGTGCACCTTTATTATTGGGGATAAGTGGCGGAATTGGTAGACGCACTCAATACCAGAGCGAGTTCAGTGAAAATCTGTATGCAAGTAATGTTGGACGCATCATGAAAGCAGACATCTCATCCCGGTTCGAGCCCGGGCTTGTCCACGAATCATTAATTTAAAATTAAATCTTATGGCAAAAGAATCAGAAGAAAGAAAAAAAGTCAAAGAGAAGCTGATAAAGAAAAATGATAAGCTACCTTTCTCTTTATCTCTTTATGTGAAAGTATCCCGTATGGTTCAAGATTTGAATCGTTTGGCGAGAGCCAATCGAATTGTAGAACCGGACGATGTACTTTATTCTATCCAACAAGAAGGAGCTCCTAAAGGAAAGTTTTATGTAGTAAGGAATTACTAATCATTAACTCACACGATTATGGATAGAGTATTTACAGAGCTCACACCCGAATGCGAGATTACAGCACGGATGTACGCACAAGGGTATGAGAAGAAAGAAATTGCAAATCTTAAATGCAGGGCTGTTTCAACGGTAAACAACCAATTGCAGAAGGCATTTGATGTTTTGCAGGTGAGGAATGGTCGGGAATTAGCAACCATGCTTTACGAACGGATAACCGGTGTGAAATTCACAATGGATTTTTCACCTATCATTCGTACATCCGTTGCTTGTGGCTTATTATGTGTCTTTTCTTTGTCGCTTTACCACGAACAGAGCGATATGAGAAGGGCACGAAGAACAAGAGTTGAAACTATTGAAAGAGTAAGGAGGTTAGAATGAATGCAGAAGCAAAATTAAACACTCTCTATCGAATAGGTAGCAGAGTATCTCTCAATAAAGAGCAAGCAAAAGAGTTTGTAGGCGGTCGTTATAGACTTGAAAAGCTGATAGCAGAAAAGAAAATACGGGCAGAAAAGACCGGAACTACGAAAATGTCTCCTTATGCAATCAATGCTTGTGATGTACTTCTCTATGCTATTGATTCTAAAGAACAAAGAATATAATTAACCCTTTAAATTTTACGATTATGAGTCTTATTAAGAAATCAAACGAATTAGTTATACCGTCCATCATCAAGATGATGATTTACGGTCAGGCTGGTATGAGAAAGACAACTACCGCCTTGAGTGCTCCAAGTCCTTTATTGTTGGACTTCGACAACGGTGTTAAACGTGTAAACATGTCACATCTGGACGGGGTGGATATTGTTCAGATCACCTCTTGGAATGATGTACAGCAAGTTCTGCAAGAAGATTTGTCCGCATACCGTACTATCGTGGTTGATACCATTGGCAAAATGATGGACTTTATTATATCCTATAAATGCGGTACTCGGCAACCGCAAATAAGGGATTGGGGTGGAATTAACCAGGAGTTTTCCGGCTTTGTCCGTAACTTGGCAAATTTGAACAAGAACATCATCTTCGTTGCCCACCGTGACACAAGAAAAGAAGGTGACGATACGGTATTCATTCCTGCATTGCGCGAGAAATCTTATAACTCAATTGTTACCGAACTTGACTTACTGGGCTACATGGAAGCCAAGAACGAGAATGGCAGAATTAAATGTACTATCACTTTTGACCCAACAAGCCGTAATGACGGAAAGAATACTTGTAACCTTCCGTCTATTATGGAAGTTCCTACCATTCTAGATAATAACGGTAATCCGACTGCCAAAAACGATTTTATCACCACACAAGTGATTAATCCCTATCTTGCAATGCTGCAAGTAAAGAAAGCCGAGGTTGACAAATACAACAAAGTGATAGAGGAAATCAAAGAAAGCATTGAATTTATCACCGATGCCAACTCCGCTAATGAGTTCGCCTCTCATATTAATGAGTTTGAACACGTTGGTAGTTCTTTGATGAAAGCGAGAAGCTTGTTTGCCGCCAAAGTGAACTCTTTGGGGTTAGTATTTGATAAAGAAACAAAAACTTATTCAGATGCAGCCTAAATATCGTTTTTACGCCACGATTCTTGATGCCTTTTGGGGATATCTGAGTAGTGATGTGATTTGGGATAAATATTGGGGGTGGTCAGAAAATCCACCCCACACTCCCGAAGAATTTCACGAACAACAGGTTCACGAACTGATAGACCGTATCAATCGCAAGCCTTTTGATAGTGAAGCTGCTGATAAGGGCACAGTCTTTAATGAATTGGTAGATGCTCTAATCGAAAATCGAAAGCCAAACGAGATGTATGTAGAAAGGAATACAGAAAATGCTTGTTATACAGTTGTTTATAACAACCGTACATTTGTTTTCCCTATTTCTCTTTGCCGTGAGTTTGCCGATTACTTTAAAGGCGCATTGACCCAACAGAGGGTAGAAGCAATCCTGCATACTGCTTTCGGTGACGTATTGGTATACGGTCTGATAGACGAATTGATGCCTGCCAGTGTTCATGACATCAAGACAACTGGCAGTTATACTGTAGGAAAGTTCAAAGATCATCACCAACATCTGGTTTATCCATACGCTCTTATGCAGAACGGTTCGGATGTGCGGACGTTTGAATACAACATTGTAGAGTTCAACAAGGGCGGCTATGTGGTAGATACCTATACAGAGACATACGTTTTCAACCCCGAACGTGATATTCCTATTCTCACTAATCATTGTGAGGAATTTATCCGGTTCTTGGAAGAAAACAGAGAATTAATCACCGATAAAAAGATATTTGGAGGAGAAAATTAATGGCAAATCAAATAACCGGACGGATAATCGAAATCGGGCAGACCGTTCAAATCCCATCTAAAAGTGGTGGTTCCCCATTTACTAAACGGGAATTTATTTTAGATGCTACCACTTACGACCCTTATACTGGAGAACGTAGTGAGTATGAGAATATTATTCCCTTAGAGTTTTCAGGTGATAAATGTGCAGAACTTGATCGCTATAAAAATGATGATGTAGTGACTATATCATTTGTCTTACAGGGGCGTTCATGGACAAATCAGGATGGGGAACTTAAACGTATGGCGTCTATTCGATGCTATAAAATAGAAGCGCGTGGCGGTGTATCGCAATCTCCACAGACTGTATCGGTACAGCACCCAATTCAACAACCGGCACCGCAGCCGACTTATCAGCAGCAACCGCAGAACTTTCCGCCTCCTGTTGATGCGAATGGTAATGTAAAAGATGATTTACCTTTTTAGCGTATGATTTTCAATCTAAATAATCCTTATGAGATTGACAGGTACAAAGAGTATGTAAACAAACTCTTTCAGCAAAGGGCGGTTGTAGAGGTCAAAAAACGCCTTCCCAATCGCTCTTTAGCACAGAACTCCTATCTTCATTTACTACTGTCTTTCTTTGCTTGTGAATTTGGCTACAGCCTTGAAGAAGTCAAACTTGACTATTTTAAAAAAACTTGTAATCGTGATTTATTTGAACGTAAGAAAATCAATAAGCAGGGTAAGGAGATAACCTACATGAGAAGCAGTTCGGAACTTACCACTGGCGAAATGACAACTGCAATTGAAAGATTTAGAAACTGGTCTCAAGCGCAAGCTGGTATTTATTTGCCTGCACCGAATGAGAATGAGTTTCTTATCCATATAGAACAAGAAATCGAACGTAACAAAGAATTTATTTAGTCATGAACGACTTATTCGGGAATGAGGTTAAGCCTCCAAAGCTTTATAAGCGTGACAGCATAGGCAGGTTTGCCGATGAAAAGACAGCCAAATACGAGCGTGCCTTAACGGATGCGGCTAAGTATAAACAAATGTATCTCGCTGCTCAGTCCCGGATGAGAGGCATGGCCAGAATATTGAGAATGAAAGATGAACTAATTTCTAAATTAAAGAATAATGATAGAAACAAGAAAAACAGAAATCCGGTACGTGACATCTGATCCAAAGAAGATGCTTAACATGTACCTTGCAAAGCGTGTTCTCAAAACATGGGAGGAATCTTTCATTGATGAAGATACCGGTGAAACGGTAAACATTGAACGTAATGAAGTCCTTTTTGATCGTGGTACGCTAATAGACCAAGACACTTTGGCGAAAATTCGTTTCAGTATGGAAGCAGACGGTATCAAGGAAGTGGAGGTCAGCAACCAGAACCGTTTGGCGTTCGAGAATGAGAACAAGTTCTTATATCCTTATCTTGCACAAGCGCAAATAAGCGACAAGAAGTATAAATTCTTGTTGTATGCCACTGGGCTAGAGAATGCTTGCCTTATCTTGAAAGACTACATTGAACTTAATTACCAGTTTGGATTCACCTTGACAATGATAAAGGAGTTCGATTCCTGCGTAATTCTTACTGACAACTTGAAAGAACGCAAGGTTGACGATGCTTCGCTTGCCTATCTCAAAAATGAAATCACTATGGCAGAATACGTTGACAAGATGGACGATGAGACGGAAGATAGTGACGAAGAATCTAAACCGAATGAAAAGAAATTCTACCAGATTGAGACGAAAATCACATTTACGGAAGGGGAGAATGAAGACGAAAGAGTCCAAACCTTTGTCGTGAACACCTTCAACGTTGACAGAGCGATGATGCTTATTACTCACTACCTCAAAAATAAAGAGGAAGAATGTGAGAAACAAGCCAAAGAAAAGGGACATGAGTTCAAAAAGAGGGAAGTTCATACAGCTATTGAATCTGCCAAACCTATTCCAGTTGGGCGGTTTATTCCGAAAGAGTTTTCAATGGCTTATATGGAATAAAAAAGCCCCGGTATTTTGACCGGGGTTCCATGATTGGAAATTATCTTATAATATAGTTATTATAGCAATAGTCTATCAGCCGAACTGTATATGTTCCTACTACAAAAACTAAAACGGCAGTTAAAAAATTTACCATTGTTTTAATTTTTTTTGGTTATTATAAAATTATCTATGGTATATTGGGAGTACTCCCTAATCTTTTAAACTTTATAAAATAATCTTTTAACCAGCGACTACCTACTCTTCCACTGTTACGCAGTACCATCGGCGTGACGAGGCTTAACTTCTCTGTTCGGAATGGGAAGAGGTGGAACCCTCGTGCTATAATCACTTGCCCCTTTCGTAAAGAGGCGTGCAAAAATAATACATTTATGCCATACTACATAAAACAAAAGAAAAAAAAGAAAGACAAGCCTTTACCCTTGTTTGATAAAGCAGGGATAACAGTAAAGAAGAAGCCGGATTTGAAAGCGAAACTCGATAAAGAGTTTTCCCTTTTCATCCGGCTTCGTGATTGTATGCCAAACGGTTATTTCAAATGTATCTCATGCAGACAGATAAAACCATTCGGGCAAGCCGACTGCGGGCACTATTTCAGCCGCACGCATCTGGCTACTCGATTTGATGAGAACAATTGCCATGCCGAATGCCGGGCGTGCAACCGTTTCCGTGCCGACCACCTTGAAGGCTATCGGGTGAATCTGATAGCCAAAATCGGGCAACTGAAATTTGACTTGCTGAAAGTGAAAGCTGCTGGTACTTCTAAGATGTCAGATTTTGAGTACGAGCAACTAATTAAGTATTACAAAGCACTCAATAAGAAGTTACGAAAGGAGAAAGGTTTATGAGTTATGTATTGCGTGATTACCAACAGAAAGCCTCTGATGCAGCCGTTTCTTTCTTCAACAACAAAGCGAAGAAAACAAATGCCATCATGGTTTTGCCTACGGGAAGTGGCAAATCGCTTATCATAGCGGATATAGCCGCAAGGCTTGAGGGGCACACTTTGGTGTTTCAGCCGAGTAAGGAAATACTCGAGC